TACGAAGGTATCACTGTTTGGAGTAATGGAACTGAATGGTTTGTTATTCAGGCTAAAGCATAAAAATACAACAGAATAAATTTAATCGGTAATAACTATAAATAAGAATCTTATGAAAGCAAGTGAAATTGTAACTAAAATCAAAGATGTTCTTTTATCTTCATCTGAAAAGGAAGAGGAAACAACTCCTGAAGTTGAATTAAAAGAAGAAGCTCCTAAAGCTAAAAAAGAAGCTAAAGAGGAGATTAAAGAGGAAGCTCCTGCTGCAAACGTAGAAAAAATTACATATTCTGCAGAAGAAGGTGCTGAAGAACTACAAGAGGATAACTACGAAGAAGACATCGTAGAAGAGTCTCCTGCTGTAGAATATGCTACTAAAGATGAAGTTTCTGAACTTAAGTCTATGGTAGAGAAACTAAGAGGAATGATTGAAGCTAAAGAAGAAGCTAAAGAAGAAGTTCCACAAGAACTATCTGCTGAAGAACCTGCTGAAGCAATCTCTCATTCACCAGAAAACGAAGTAAGTGAAAAAATTGGTGTTAGGTTCGCTCCTAATGCAAGAGTAAACACTACTTACAATAGAGTATTAAACGCAATAAGTAAATAATAATTAATTAATTTTTAAATAATGGCAACAACAACTTCAATAACTACTACTTACGCTGGTGAATTTGCAGGGAAGTATATTTCTGCTGCTTTATTATCAGGTAAAACTTTAGCGGAGGGGAATATTACAACAGTACCTAACGTTAAATATAAACAAGTAATGAAAAAAGTGGCAACTGATGACATCGTAAAAGACGCAACTTGTGACTTTGCTGACACATCAACACTTACTCTTACTGAAAGAATCTTAACTCCAGAAGAGTTCCAAGTGAACTTAGAGTTATGTAAGAAAGACTTTAGATCTGACTGGGAAGCTGCTCAAATGGGATATTCTGCATTTGACAACTTACCATCTAACTTTGCAGACTTCTTAATTGCTCACGTAGCAGATAAAGTAGCTCAAAGAATCGAGACTAACATTTGGACAGGTACTAACGCAACTGCAGGTCAGTTTGATGGATTCATCACTACTTTAGGTGCTGATTCAGATGTAAATGATGTAACAGGTACTGCATCTACTGCAGCTAACATTATTACAGAGCTTGGTAAAATTGCTGACGCAATTCCATCTGCTGTATATGGTGCAGAAGATATGACTATCTACCTACCAGGAAATATGTATAGAAACTACGTAAGAGCATTAGGTGGTTTTGGTGCATCTGGTTTAGGAGCAGCAGGTACTAACGACCAAGGTACTCAATGGTACAATATGGGTAGCGGTTTATCATTTGATGGTATCCAAGTAGTTCACGCTCCTGGATTATCTGACAATGACGCTGTAGCAGCTGAAAAATCAAACTTATTCTTCGGTACAGGATTACTTTCTGACCAAAACGAAGTAAAAGTAATTGATATGGCTGACCTTGATGGTTCTCAAAACGTAAGAGTCGTAATGAGATTTACTGCTGGTATTCAGCACGGAATTGGTGGTGACGTAGTATTATACGCTACTGCATAATAAATAATTGTTCAACTCAAAAAAAGGTAGGTGGGCATTATACTACCTGCCTTTTTTTATAAAATATAAAAATTATGGCTTGTGATACATTAACAAGAGGACGTCAAGAACCTTGTAAAAATTCGGTTGGTGGAATAAAAAATATTTATTTTACTGATTTTGGAGACTTTGGTACTGTAACATTAACAGATGATGAGATTACTGATATGGATGGAACTTTTACAGCATTTAAGTATGAAGTAAAAGGAAACTCATCATTAGAGCAAACTGTTAACTCTTCAAGAGAAAACGGAACTACTTTTTATGAGCAAACACTAAATTTAACTCTTAAGAAATTATCTAAAGAAGATAATAAAGAATTAAAACTTTTAGCTTATGGAAGACCTCACGTTGCTGTTGAAGATTACAACGGAAACGTTATGGTTGTAGGACTTGAACACGGTGCAGATGTATCTGGAGGTACAGTTGTAACTGGTGCTGCAATGGGAGATTTAAGTGGATATACTTTAACTCTTACTGCAATGGAAACTAAACCAGCTAACTTTGTAGCTTCACCTACAGCAGCTGACCCATACGCAGGTATGGCAAGTGCAACTGTTACTGTCACTTCAGGTTCTGATTGGTAAAATATACAGTGTTCTTAAAAGAAAAGCAGGCAATTTGCCTGTTTTTTTTTGAACATAATTAAGCATATTGAGTTATATAGATATGATAAGATTATCACCAACAACTTCATCTCAAACAATTAGTATAATTCCACGAGCATATACAGTTGCAAGTGACTTATCTATGGTTATCGTAGAAGACGGTACAAGAAAAACTCAAACAATAAACAGCATTACATCTTCATTATCATCTAATGGTAATTACTTGGAGATGTCTATTGCTTTTAGTATTTTAACTGCTGAAAACAGTTATTCGTTTGAACTTAAACAGGGAAGTACATTATTATATAGAGGTAAGGCATATTGCACATCTCAAACAGATAATACAACAGATCACACTTTAAATAGTAATAAATATAATCAGTACACAGGAACTGATACGGATGACCAAAAATATATTGTAATATGAACAAAGTAAAAGTAATAAACTTAGCAGGGTATGAAGTACCTTCTATAAAAGAATCAACCAGATATGATTGGGTTGAATATGGTGATGACAATAACTATTTTGGTGACATCATAGAAAGATATACAGGTAGTCCAACTAATTCAAGATGTATAAATGGTATTACTGATTTGATTTATGGTAGAGGATTAAACGCAACAGATTCAGAAACTAATTCTGTTCAGTTTGGACAAATGCAACAGATATTAAAAGATGTTGATGTAAGAAGAATAGTAGGAGACTTAAAGTTACTTGGACAAGCTGCAATACAAGTTGTATATAACAAAAGAAAGACAAAGATTATGCAGCTTAAACATTTTCCTACTGAAACTCTTAGAGCAGAAAAAGCTAAAGATGGAAAAGTACAAGCATATTATTATCATCCTAAATGGGCTGAATTAAAACCATCTGATAAACCTAAAAGAATACCAGCTTATAAGTTTGGTAGAAAAAGTGAAACTGTAGAGATATATTGTATTAAACCATATAGAGCTGGTTTTTATTACTATTCTCCAGTTGATTATCAAGGATGTTTACAATATTGTTCTTTAGAGGAAGAAGTATCAAACTATCACATTAATAACATACAAAATGGTTTACAGCCATCACTTTTATTAAACTTTAACAATGGTATTCCAGGTGATGAAGCACAAGAGATGATTGAACGCAAGATATATGAAAAGTTTAGTGGATCATCAAACGCAGGTAGATTTATTTTAGCATTTAACGATAATGCAGAGAATCAATCTACAGTAGAGCCTATTCATTTACCTGATGCACACGCACAATATGACTTTTTAGCTAAAGAGTCAAGAGAAAAGATAATGATTGGTCACGGTGTTGTTTCTCCTATACTTCTTGGTATAAAAGATAACACTGGATTTGGAAATAATGCAGAAGAGTTAAGAACTGCATCTGTTTTAATGGATAATATTGTTATTAGACCATTTCAGACCCTACTAATCAACTCATTTAACGAGTTATTAGCATTTAATGGCATAGGATTAAATCTTTACTTTGTTACTCTACAACCAATTGAATTTACAGAGCTTGATAACATTGAGACAAAGATTAAAAGAGAGGAAGAAACAGGTGAAAAGCTATCATCACAAGAGAAAAATGACTTTGATGACGAACAGGGTGATGATTTACTATCTCAACTTGAAAGTTTAGGTGAAAAAGTAGATGAAAATGACTGGGAACTTATACATACAGAAAAAGTAGAAGATACAGAAGCAGAGTTTGACTTTACTAAACTTGCAGAAGTGTCAAAAGATGATGCTAAACCTAATAGTGTATCATCACAAGACAATTCAACATATAAGGTTAGATATTCTTATGGTCCTGTAAGAAATTCAGCTAATAGCAGACGTTTTTGTCAAAGAATGGAGCTATTAACAGGTCAAAATCTTGTATTTAGAAAAGAAGATATAAATATGATGTCTTTTAGAGGTATAAATAAAGAATTAGGTCATAAAGGACAAAACTATTCATTATTTAAGTATAAAGGCGGTGTAAATTGTCATCACTATTGGGAATTAAAGGTGTACAAGAGAAGAGTTAGCGATAATAACCTGGTTAGTGAACAAGAAGCAATAAAAGATGGCTTAAAAGAGCCTAAAAACGCTCCTGAAGTCGAAATTGCACCTAAAGATATGCCAAACAGAGGACATCATCCAAATTATAACAAATGAAAGCATTATTTATAACATTAGAAGAGTTAAAAAGAAAGTCTATTATAGATGGGAATGTAGATACTGATAAACTAATACAGTTTGTTGAAGTAGCACAAGATACTTATATACAAACACAATTAGGTACGGTTTTATATGACAAATTACAAACAGATAT